CGACGGGCCCGATCATGTTGGTGGCGATCGCCGAGAGGCTGTCTTTCGTCCGCTCGATCGACTCGCCGAACTCGTCCAGCGCGTCCACCGATTCCTTGCTGACGACGTGGTTGAGCCGCGACCAGTGCTCGAGCGCGCCCTCGATCCCTTCGGACGCGCCGGCCATCGCCGCGCCGAGCTTGCCGCCGAAGAGCTCCGCCGCGGTCGTATCCCTGAGCCCGCCCTGGAGCTGCGCGAGACCGCCCTCGATCTTGAGAAACAGCTCCTTCCCCTCCAGCCCGTCGACATCCTTCAGCGACATCCCCATGAGGTGCAGCCCGTGCGTCACGGATTCATCGCCCCCCGCGATCCCGCGACTCAGCTTGTACAGGCCCTTCCCGAGCTCCTCCTGCGAGACACCGAACTCGGACATGGCGCCGGCCATCAGCTGCAGTTCTTCCACGCCGATGTGGGTTTGCTGGCCGAGGTCCTTCAGGGCTGAGGCTTCATTGATCGTGTCTTTGACAAAGTTGAAGGCAGCGCGCGCGGTGAACATGGCCGCAAACGACAGCGCCAGCTGCTTGACCGTCTCTGTCAGCCCGCCGCTGGTTGTGTCAACCTGCTTCGTTTCGTCGGCGAGCTTCTGCATCCCCGCCGGGGCTTCCCGCCCAAGCACGGCGTATTTCTCGAGCGCCTTTTCCAGGGTGGCGTTGACACGGGCCGCCTCGGCCTCGGTGAGCTTCGAGGCCCCGCCGATCTTGTCGACCGCGGCCGTCACGTTCATGGCGGCCTGAATCAGCTTGTCCCCCGAGAAGGACGACGCCATCTTCTGCATCGCGGCCGTCGTGGTTTCGATCTGACTCCGGCCCTCCGCCAAGTTCTTCCGGAGTTCCTCGACGTTCCCGGCCACGCGCACGACCATCGACGCCATTACGCCGCCACCGCCTCGTCGCCGAGCCCCTTCGCGTCGATCGCGTCCTGGATCGCCTCATGGCTCCGGCGATCGTGGGCGCCCTCCTCGAGTCGCGCGCTCGCGAACAGGAACGGCCGCGCGGCCATGTACTGGGTGCCGAATTCCAGCCACTGGTCGACTGGGCCGCCGTCGTGGGGGATGTTGGCGTCGTACCCGAGCACGACATACCCGGCGCGTTCGTCGTCGCGGGTGGGTTCGACGTGAATGCCGCGGACCGTCGCACCGGTGGCATTCGGGCCGAGCTGGCGCTCGAGGCGCAGCTTCGCTTCCCGGCAGATGTTGTCCGCGGTGACCTTGGCCGCGGGCTTCAGGTACGCAAGCACCGCCTCCGGGATCGCGTCCAGCGCGGCCAGCAGCGCCGCATCGTCGACGGTGATCGTGAAGTCCTCAGCCATGTTCCTTGTGCGCTAACTCCTCGGCCGCGAGCGCGTGCTCGATTTCCATCGCCAGTTGCCGCATCGGTGAGCTCTGCCAGCCGGTCGGGGCGGCCTGATTGGCGTAGAAGGCCGCGGCGTAGTTGCGGTACTCGATCACCTGCTCCAGGAACCCCGCCGGCAGCCGTTGCTGTTCGGCAAAGATGACGGTCGGGATCGCCCCGCCAAATTCTTCCGAGAGACGCCCGATGTAGTGCTCGAACGGGAACGGCCCGTCACCGGCCAGCGCCCGGTGGAGGACCGTCAGTCGTTTTTTTGGGCGGCCTCCGCGTCGTCCTCCGTGGCGTGGAAGAGCCCGGGCTTCGTCAGGCGAAGGACTTCGGTCGCGATGAAGTCGACGGCCTCGTCGTCGAGGTCCTCGAGGCTCGCCATCCGCTTGACGAGATCGCCCGCTTTGTTGACGGGGTCGGTTCTGAGCACGACCCACTGCGGATACGACCACGCCACCAGCCCCGCCGCGATTAGCGCGTAGCGGTCGTACCCGGTCAGCGGATCCCGGATGGCTTTGAGCACCTCGGGGTCGGTCGCGCCTTTCTCGAGCGCGCGCCGGAACGTGGCCGCCCAGGATCGCGGACTGGTACTGGCCAGGTTGTCGCGATGCGCCTCCTGGGCGGCCTCGATCTCACGCCCTGACAACTTCCGCACCGTGACGGTGTGCGGCGGGTCGAACGGGAGCGGGATCGGATCGCTGACGGTGTGACTCGCGAAGGGCGAGCTCACGTTACGTCCAGGCCGCGGCGCCGGTCGGGGTCGCCGTCATGTCAAACGCCGTCAATTTCCCGTTGTTGGCGATGACCTTGTATTTGTTCGGCCGCGTTTCGACGGTGAACGTCTTGCCATCGCCGAAGACGATCACGAGCGTGCGCGACGTGGCGCCCGGCAGCGCATCGGCCGCGACCGGCCGAAGGACCACGTGCGGCCCCGTCGTCGCGGTGGTGTCGAAATGGCCCTTCATACCGATCGGCGGCGAGGTCCACATGCCGGTCGGCATCTTCTCGCGCCAAATGTCGCCGAAGGACTCGGAGGGTTCGAGTTCCATCTCGATCTCGACCCCGCCGAGCTCCATGATGAAGCCGGTGATGATCTGCGGGGCGTAGGACGAATCGTCGTACGTGACGGTGACCGACGACGAACTCTGTTTGCCTGCCATGTGGTCGTTCCCCTCTCAGGAATTACGGATTCCGACTAAAGCCCACGAACAGCGTCACGGTGCCGCTGCCGGTCACGTCGCCCCGGAAGCGGAGATACCGCTTGACGGTGCCTGCCACAGTGAGCCGTTGCGCCGCGGGCGACGCCGTGACGTTCGCGAACGTGATCAACGTCGTCCACGTGGAGTCGTTCGTCGAGTCTTCGATCACGCCGACAAACCCAGTGAGGCCGGCGAGCTGCGACACCTGCAGATACCCGACGCCGCCGTTCGCGGAACTCGCCAGGTTGTCGACGGACGCGTTGTTCCAGTCGATGGTTTGCTGGACGTGCGTCTGGAGGATCACGCCCTCGTCGATCTGGCCCGTCACCGCGTATTTGACGTCGGCCTTCGTGAGCTTCCCGATCGCGGAGATCACGCGGTAGCTCGACGTGAAGGCCCCTTGGACGGCGGTAAAGATCGCGCCGATCGTGTTGCCCGTGGTCGCCCAGGCGACCTGCCGCACCGTCGCGGGCACCCCGGACATGGCGGCATGGATGCGGGCCGCGGTCGTGTCGAAGAAGGCGCCGGTCTGTTCCAGGGTGGCCGTCCACAGGCCGGTGGGTTCTTTCTCGCGTGCCGAATCGCCGAGGCCCTCGCCCGGCTCGAGCTCGAACTCGATCTCGTGCGAGAACGTTTGGACCTTCGCGGACAGGACGTTGTAGCCATCCACGAGCAGCGCGGCAAAGCTCGCACTAGACTGCTTCGCCACGGAACACCTCGTCTTCCCACACGTACCCACAGAGGCCGCAGCACGGCTTCGGCGTCCCGAATCCGCACGACGCGATGCGCTTGTCCGCGCCGGCGCTGCAGCGTGGGCAGGCGGTGGTGAGGACCAGGCGCGCGGGCTTCCCGTGCGCGTCGAGGATCACGGCCGCCTTCGGGGTCTCGGTCATGTCAGCTCCACATAGAGGCGAAACAGTCCGACGAGTTCTTTCACCTTCACGCCGGCGATGATCTGATCAGCGAGCGGGATCGTCTGGTCGTGGAAGATGGCCCAGCTCGCGTACCCGGTCACCGTCGGCGGATCCGTGAGCAGTTCGATCACCTTGCCCATCGCCGCCTGCGCTTCACTCCAGCCCTGATACGTGCTGAACACGTGCACCCGGAGATCGATCTCCGGGAGCGTGCCGCGCCCCGGCTTCGTGCCCAAGCCGCCCCCGCGCGTCTCGGTGACCTCGTAGAGCACGGACGGATACCCGGTCAACTGCGCGAGGTCGTCGCCCACCCCACCGGGCGCGAGCGCGAGCAGCGCCGCGACGTTCAGCGCGGTATAGACGCCGGCGCTGACGGGCGAGAGGGCCGAGTAGCTCGTCACGCCTGGACCTCGCTACAGAACAGATGCAGCTCGTCGCGCGTGTCGGTCGGGTCGATGAACGATTCGATCTCCAGCGTCCGCGCCTTGAACCGGATCCGGTCCTTCACGCTGATGTCGGTACGAAACCAAATCTCCCAGACGCTCGAGAGGACCGCCGTCACCTGCGCCGCGCGCAGCGCTTCCGTCCCGTTCAAGGGCCGCTCATGCGCCTGGACGACCGCCCGGAGCGCCCACGTCGTCGTGTGGCCGCCCTGCCCGTCCGCCACCGCCACGAGTTTCTCGATCCGGATCCGCTTCTCCTTCGAGCCCACGGTGCCCATTCAGAACGCCTTGTAACCCCAGAGCTGGCGGTCGACCCAGTCGAGGATCTGCTGGGCCGCGTCGCCGTCCCCCCGCAGCCGACTCGCGCGGACGTGTTCCTTCAGGCAGGTCTTGATCAACGAGGGCACCGCGGCGGCCGCGCCGTAGCCCGCCACGAAGCGAATCGTCACGGCGTTCACGATCTCCCGCGTCGACGGGAACACCTCGCCGTAGTTCGGCACGAGGCAGCCCATGCGCGCCTTTGGGCCGCTCGGCGCGTCCACCGTGTAGAGCGTGTTGCTCCACGTTTGCGAGATCCCCGCCGTGTCGAGGTACGTGACGCTCGTGACCGAGATCAGCGGCGCTTTCGGCAGCCAGATCACGCCGTCGCACGGAAACCCCGCGCGCTTGTCGTCCCAGGTCTGCGTGATGAACCCGCGATGCGTGAAGGTCTCGCCGTATTCCCGGGCGCTGATGTTCCAGGCGGTCAGTTGCGAATCCGCCGTCGTGTTCGTCGAGGGCGCGTCGGCGCCGAGGCTGGCGTTGGCCACGTTGTCGGTGGCCGTCGTCGCCGTGTTGTTCGCGATCGTCGATTGCAGCTTGAACGTGCCGGCGCTGTTGAACTGCCGGTAGATTTTCCGGGCGGTGACCGCCGATCCCCCGATCGGAATCGCGGTGAGTTCAATCTTCCCGTTGACGGTCTTGTCGGTGACGGTGACCACGGCCGTTGCCAGGCCCGCGTCCGTTTCCCCGTCGGCCGTGACGAACGTGGCCAGATACCGGTGCGTCCCGTTCTCGAGGTTGCCGGCGATCGGCACGGCCGCGAGCGCCGCCGTGATCAGGGTCGGGGGCGGTTCGCCGTCGCTGCTATCGAGGCGGAGATGGGTTTTGAGTTCGGCGACCGTGACCGGCTCGGTCGCCGGCGCCGTCACGAGGGACAGACTCACGGCTCACCGCCGCTTCCTGCGACTCGTGGCGGGATCAGCCTTGGGCTTCGCGGATCGTCGGCGCACGCGCGCGGGCACGGGCTCCGGTTCCGGGGTTTCGGTCGTCGAGTCGTTGGTGTCTTCGTCGGTGAGGCTGGCCCCGGAGGCCGCGGGATCGTCCTCGGCGGCGATCGCCGGCTCGGGCGCCGCGACGACGTCCGCCGGCGCGAGCTCGGACACGACTTCCGCGAGGCCGTTGCTGAGCATGATCGTGCCCTCCGGACCCACGTCCACGATCGAGCCTGCCTGGTTGCCGCTGAGGATTCGCACGCGCATCTGGGCTACTCGAGCGTCAGCTGCTCTTCGAACCACTGGGCGCCCTGCGTGAAGGTCAGGGCGGTTGTCGACGAGACGACGTGCAGACAGAGCGAGCATTGTGGGGGGACGATGAGCCGG